CATTTCAGATTATATAGTAGCCTCGGATTACGGAAATTCATTATATCTTAATAAAGTTCAAGGTGGTTTTGATATTGGTAAACATGAACTTATAGACCTTCACTGTTGTCCTTCTGTAGATGTTAATGCAGCGGTAAGTGATTCAAATGCGTTAACAAAATATAATCAAACAAAAATGGGGACCGCTAGAATAAGGTCATTTGATTGGGAACAGGCGGATATATCATCTTCTAATACTACACATTTTCATTCGGTATATTCTGCACGTATATATGATATACGTTTAAATAAAACTATTGACGGTGAAGTTTCCGGAGAAGGCGACGATCTTATAACAGTCGGTATGCCAGCAGATAAAACTTCATATGCTAACGGTGCTTATAAAGGAGCAACTTTAACGGTTAATACTACACTCGCCGGCACAACAACTAGTGATGTTGTTTCAATAGCTGAATATATAGCTGTTGGTTCACAACATAAAGCAATATGTAATACAGCTTTATCCCAAAAAGTTCAATCTAATTCAACATTTTCTATTTCTTTTAAATTCCAAGATTTAGGATCTTTAATTATTAAACATGCGGCAGTAGATCAATTAACAGAAGCTAATACTACACATGTTGTTAAAACATCTCAAGCTAACATAGATAAATTATCAAGGTTTAATAATGACCCTGATGGAACATCTTTTTTAGCAGGTACAAGTAAAAATTCTTTAGTTTTTCAATTACCATTTTCACCTTTGGCAGCTATTCCGGACGGTATAACTTATTATCATAAAACGTTTCAAACAGTTTCAGTGCCCGTTGCAGGAACAACGACTGTATCAACATCATCAGGTTCTTTTGTAGGAACAGGTTCGTTACCAGCTTCTACCGCAAAAGAATTATACACAGTAGTCGTTAAAACGATTGATAATCCTAGTAATCCTCCTATTGATAATGTCACAGGAGAAGAATTAACTGTGGGTCAAATATTAGAATTTTCTTCAGCAACTGGAAGAACAGCAACTATTGATAGTGAATCACAGACTACATTAAATCTAAATTCTAAAAATGGTGCATATCAAATCGAAGTTCTCTCGACTATTAGAACTGCTAATGCGACTCCAAGATCAAAAACTTTAACGATTGGTAATACTACGAACTTATCATCTAATACCGATATATCAAAAGGTCAGGTTCATTTTATAATTCCTAATAAACAAGCCGGTAAAAAAGACAATTTAATGATTTCTGATGTATTTAATTTGGTATATGTTATTGATTCAGGGGATAAGTCAGAAGCCGTCTCGACAGCAATGTTAACAGCTCTTAGAGATGGTGCATCTACAACAGCAGTAGATGTTACGTCAAGTTATGATTTAGACAACGGACAAAGAGATAACTTTTATGATCACGCAGCTATTATTTTAAAACCTGGCTCCGCGGCCCCGAAGGGACAATTATTAGTAATTGTTGATCATTTTAGTAATCCCGCACTTGAACCACCAATTCAAGATTCTCAGGCAGGTTATTTTTCAGTAGCATCATATGCCGATGTAAGTTCCAATACCGGGTACCATTATGGATTAGATGGAACTCAAAGACTTGGTCTTAATTTTGAAAAAATTCCAAAATTTACAAGTCCAACAACTGGTGAAGAAATTGAATTAAGAGATTGTATAGATTTTAGGCCATCTCGATATTCTGCAAATAATGCCAAAGGTTCTAATACTGTAAATGATTTTACATCTAATAATGGTGCAATTCCTTCATCTCAATTAGGATCTGCTGGTGGTACTCCGGATCCAGAATATACTTTACAATTTAATACTCAGTATTATTTGGGACGAAAAGATAAATTAGTTTTATCTAAAGACAGAGTTTTTAGGGTAATTAAAGGTGCTCCATCTCGGGAACCACTTACCCCACCGGATGATGACGATTCTATAACTTTATATACATTGACTATTCCTCCGTATACTTTTAAGACAGAAGATATTAAAACAAAGTATATTGATAATAGACGATATACAATGAGGGATATTGGTAAGTTAGAAAAACGAATTGAAAATCTTGAATATTACACAGCACTATCGATGCTTGAAAAAGAAGCAGCAGCCACTTCAATATCAGGTGGTTCAACAAAAGATTCTCTTTTCAATCCCGCCGGAGATAGATTTAAAAATGGTATTCTCGTAGATGGCTTTAAAGGCCATTCAGTAGGGGATGTAATAAATTCAGATTATTTGTGTTCTATTGATATAGAAAAAAATGAATTAAGACCACCATTTAAAACAGACTGTTATTCATTTTACCTAGATAAAGGATCCAGTAATAATATTTCATATCATTTACCTGGCCCGGAAATAGCAACTTTACCTTTTACAACTGCTAATTTAGTAAATCAACCATTAGCTAGTTCTTATAAAACAATTAACCCTTATGCTCTGGCACAATTTTCAGGTGGAATAAAAACGTTCCCAGATTCTGATGTATGGTATGATACTAATATAAGACCAGAAGTATTAGTCAATTTAGAGGGTGTTAATGACAATTGGCAATTTGGAGCAACAAAAGGTGGCCACGGTTCTCAATGGGATGACTGGACAAAAGTTTGGACGGGTGAACAAATTAATCCAGAACCTGAAATAAGTGTAAAAGATGCCGGTGCAACTTCTAGTGGTGTAAGAAAAGCAAAACTTATTTCACAAGGTCAAACTAGAAGAGGTATTACTTCAAAAAATATTCCAGATTCTATCAAAAGAAATGTAGGAAATAAGGTTGCAGATATCTCTATGACCTTCTGGATGAAGTCTCACATGCTCGGATCACAATTTGCGCCAGATGATGAAAGAATTTATTTTGTTGCCAAAGGAATGAAGCCATCTACAAATGTTCACATATTTTTTGATGGTACGGAAGTCACAGCTAATGTATATCCAATGCCTTTCGTTGTTATTAACAATGTTAATACATCATTGCATATGGTTCAAGGAGAAACACTTACTGAAGGCGCTAACGTTGCTCAAGTAATTCTACCAGAAAAAACTACCGCAGGTGGAACTGCTCAAGCTTTTATCAAAGTAATAAAAGCGGTTGATCAAAACGGTGATAATACTGATATAGATCAATCATTTAGTCCTGGATCAACAACTATTTTGGCTTCAAACAGTGAAATTTCAGGTGTGATTTCTAATAGAACTGTTCCCACAAAAGGTCAAGCTTCTTATATGGCTACTAATTTATCTGGTACTTTTGCAGGTATTCTTAGTTTACCAGCCAGTGCTCATAAGACCGGAGAAAGATTATTAAGGGTTACAGATGAACCAAAAGATGACGTAGCAAATGCAACTATGGCAGCTGAATGTACTTTTCACGTAAGAGGAATGTTAGACGGTAGAGAACCGACTTCAGTTTCAGTACGTCCATCTACTTCACGAAGAGAAGATGTTACTAATCCAAATGTTATAACAAGTGCTACGAGCCGCGTCGAGGCCTCACAAGGTTGGATGGACCCAATGGCTCAAACATTTATTGTTAATAAGAGTAATTTTCAAGAAGGTGTTTTTGTTAAATCTGTAGATTTATTTTTTAGACAAATAGCAACTGCCAATAGTTCTACACCTCAATTACCCGTTACAGTTCAGATTAGACCACTAGTTAACGGGTTACCAAGTACCGGAACAATTTTACCATTTGGTGAAACATCCTTAAAACCAGAATCAATTAATGCAACTACTGCAGCACCTGAAGCATCAAATACTTCTCATTATACAACATTTGAATTTCCTGCACCGGTTTATTTAACTGGAGATGAGTATGCATTAGTAATTATTTCTAATAGCAGTGAATATCAATTATGGACAGCAGTACAAGGTTTAAATCCTTTAAGTACAGCAGCTATTAGTCCAACGTTTAGAATACCTAAACAGCCAAACGTAGAAGATTTGTTTTTACCTACTAACGCGGGCAATGCAAATATGTCTCCGGGCGAAGCTTTGATGTTTAGAGTTAATAGATGTCATTTTACGACAACAAATCAAGGTAATATAATTTTGATGTCTAATTCTACAAGTCAATCTGCTGCAACGTCTAATGTATTCGCTGATGTATATAAACTTAATTCATCGTTACAACAATTTGATAGTTCAACTGTTTCTTTTAAATATAAGATTTCAAATACAGCTGGAAGTTATACTACAACTGATTATGTTCAAGGTGAAAGAGATAAAAATGTTTATCCAGCAGAACGTATGATGATGCAAACCTCTACTGCAAATTCATTTAGTACACATGTTGCAATTCGTTCTACATCAAAATTTGTTGCGCCAATGATAGATGTTTCAAGATTTAATTTAGTAACTATTGAAAATGATGTAGATAATGCAGCAATTGCAAACGGACAAGTATATGTAATTAATGCTGGTTCTAATTATACATCTACAGCAGTTGCGACAATATCAGGAGGAAATGGTACTGGTGCAACAATGTCCTTGACAGTTGTAAATGGTGAAATAACAGGCGGAACTATAACCGCCGGTGGAACAGGATATACAGGTTCTCCAGTAGTAACTGTAACAGATGCAGCCCATACAGGTGATAATTATGCGAATATAGTTATAAGTAGTGAATTGGATAGCCAAGGTGGTCCAATCAATGCTAAATATATAACAAGAAAAGTTAATCTCGAAGATGGTTTCGAAGCAGAAGATTTAAAAGTTATTATTAATGCTTATAAACCAGAAACTGCAAAAATACATGTGTATGCAAAAGTATTGAGCCCGGATGATACTCAATCATTCGATGATAGAGATTACATTCAATTAGAAATGGAAACCGCGACTTCAGTTCATTCATTGAACGAAGATGATTATAAAGAGTTTATTTGGAGATCAGCTGGTGATTCAATTGATTACACTGATGAAAATGGAACGAATTATAAAAAGTTTAAAACTTTCGCGATTAAATTATGTTTACTTTCATCTAGTACATTAGATGTACCAAAGGTGAAAGATTTACGAGCTATAGCATTAGATGAATAAGATACAGACAGAGGATCCAAGATTTGTCAGAGACACGCATTCTAAAGCTCTTCTGAGCACAGATAAGGATGCTCTAAATAGACATAGATTGGAACGTATGGCAGCAGCCAAGCGTCAGGCAGCTCATGATGAATCTCGAGCTGCAATGGCAGAACATCATGAACAACTCCAAGAATTAAAATCTACTGTGGATAAAATTGAAAAATTAATATATAAAGTTTTAGAAAAGGAACGAAATGGCAGCTAACGTAGCTTTATCAGATACGTTTGATTTATGGAGAACGCGTACTAATCAACTCTTAATGTACACCCAAGATGCGGGTGGAAAAGATGAATTACACGTTTCTAATACCTCAAATGCAACGTCAACAACCACGGGCGCGATCACTTCAAACGGCGGTATTGGGATTTTGGAATCAGCTGTTATAGGTGGCAGTGTTCAAATCAATAATGATTTAACTGTAGACAAAGATGTAAGTATAAAGGGAAATACAGATATTGGCGACACTAATGCAGACACTTTATCAATTGTTGCTAGAATAGACGCTGATGTCCTTCCTTATACTGATGGAGATAGAAATTTTGGTAATAGTACTTGGAGATGGGGAACCGTACAAGTAGCAGGTATTGTAGGATCAAATTCTTCAGCAGCATTACACCTTCCAACAGGAACTACTGCGGAACGCGCCGGAGGAACTGGTTCAATTAGATGGAATACAACTTTAAGTAGATTCGAAGGAAACACTGGAACATTATTCTATCCTTTATCAGAACCCCAAGATCAAGATGCCGATACAAAAATTACTACTGATAATGGTAGTGATGAAGATATAATTAGATTTTTCACAGGAAATGCTACAACGCAATCTACTGAACGAATGAATCTAGGTACATCGGGTAATCTTGCCATCGGAACTGGTTCTACAACCGGCGATGCAATGCTTCAAGTTTCCGGAACGGCAAATGTAAGTGGAACTACGAATTTTGGAAATAGAGTTAATTTAAGAGGAAATACTTATGTTTATGATTCTGCTGAATGGTGTAATGTAGCGCCATCTAGTTGGTTTCATATTCATACACCAGATACTACTATTGATTCTAATACCGTTATTATAACTGGTAATTTAGTTGTTCAAGGAACTAGAACTTACAATGATACAACTGTAACAGTTACAGAAGATAAAACATTTGTAATTGGTTTAGCAGGAAACGTTTATAGTGATAGTGATGCATCATCTGGTACTATCACTTCGCAAAGAAATAATGCTACTGAAAATCACGGATTATCAGTTTCAGATAAAGTCTTTATTGCACGCGCGGGAACTTCTGGATTAACAGATGAAGCAATATATACAGTTAATTCAGTACCTTCAGTTACAACATTTACATTAACCGGTTATTCCGGATCTGGTACATTTGATTTTGCAAAATGTCACACAGATGCTCAAGCAAGTGGCGGGGGATTAGTTATACCTGCTGCAACTAAACACTCTTTTACATATGAAAGCTCCCTTACGGCATGGCTGTTATCAGATGGTGCAAAAGTTAATGGTGCTTTTCAAGTAACTGGTACATCAGATTTTGATGGAGATTTAGATATCGATGCCGATGTTGTTCACGACGGTGTATTTACACATGCCGGTACATTTAAAACTACTGCCGGCTCAACTGCAGCAGCAAATTACTTTTTAAAGAGTACAGATACTGCCGGACAGAGTACGTGGGTTGCGTTTGGAATTTATGACTCATCCGGAACAAGGCTCGGACCCTAATTAATAAAACGATGAAAACAAATGGCATCACCATTAAAAGTTTACAATTCTGGATCGGCGCTACAAATAATGACCGATGCAGAAATAGACAGTATGATAGTACCTCTTGTTCTACAGGAGTTCGCGGCTAATAATACAATTACCGTTAGGGGAAATTGCACGCTATTTGCTAATAATGATGGTAACATCGGGACTTTTGATAATAGATTCAGAAACGATGATGTAGGTGATCATCCTATTTCCGCCGGAAATTTTACTACCACTACATGGTCTTTAAATCAAGAACAGACCAATACTTCTAGTACAGATAATGTAGTCTATCCCGCAACATATATTTCAACAGGCAACAAACTTCAGACAATGTCCACTGCTGATTTAGTTGCCAAAATTTTATTCAGAGTTTCTAATCACTGGAAAACAACTACCTATCCCGTAGGCGGTTATTATTTCGGTACCGCAGCACCTGATGCCGATACGTGGATTTTATGCGGTGATTCTGTAACAGAAACGTATAGACAAGTCGGAACTGATAGTTCAACTACTTATAGTTTATGGCGAAAAACTGCTCCTAATACAACCTCCGGAAGTCGACCAGTTTATAATAGAGGCACTAATGATGGTGTCCAGGAAATGACTGATGCTGATATGAAAACGTTAGCAGCGGAGTGGAGAAATTATTTAATGAATAGCGGTGTAGGTGAAGAAATTGGGGAATATAAATTAGTAACTGGCTCTAGCGCTCCTGGAACTGGAACGTGGGTTCAAACAGGTTCGTATACAGATTATTTAACAGATACCGCAGACGTAATTTATTCTCAAGGATATGAAGGAATATATTCACAAATGTATGAAGGAATATATTCTGGTCAATATTTGGGAATGTATTCGGGACAGTTTTCTGGTATGTATTCAGGCCAATTTACTGGAATATATTCAGGGCAGTTTATAGGTCTTTATTCACGCGGATACGAAGGATTTTATTCACAAGGTTATTCCGGTGGATATGCCGGCGGATATCAAGGACCTTATATGGGTGGTTATACAACTGGATTTACTCGAACATACGGATCAGGAAGTGAATCACCTAACCCTCAAACGAGTTCAGAGGGTTCACAATATATGCATACGTATTCTGGAATATATTCTGGAATTTATTCGGGTACGTATTCCGGACAGTATTCTAATCAATATGCAGGTTTTTATTCCAATCAATTTGAAGGTATATATAGTATGGGATTTTTAGGTCTTTATTCACAAGGTTTTGAAGGATTTTTTTCATCCGGATTTGAAGGGTATTATTCACAAATGTATGTAGGAATTTATTCAGGTCAATATTCAGGAATATATAGTAATCAATATACAGGAAGAACAGTGTTGTCTTCATTAGATGATGTCGTTTACACCTTTTGGAAGAGGACAGGATAATGGCTAGACCCTGTCGAATATATCCATTAGGTGCAAATACAGAACTTGCAACTCAAGAAAATGGAAATCTATATATTGGTTCAGTAACAGAAACCGGTAGTGGTGCTAGTGCTAATATCGGTAAGATTACAACTATTACTTCTACTCCCGGAGCTGGAGTATATGACAATGTATTTTCATCTGGCGATTATCTTGTTATCAGACATCAAGAACATGGAATGCTTGGAGTTGGTCAATGGATAAAAGTTCAATCAGTTTCGGGTACCGGTGCAGCTGCGGAATTAACATTAGAAGATGGAGCCGCTGAATTTTATAGTTATTTAAATTCATCCGGAGCAAAATATTCTGGGCAAACTAGCGTTGGTATAACTTTTGAAAAAGTAAGAGGATGGGGTATTCGGGAAATGACCGAAGATCAAGTAGATGATTCGTTGGTCGTTCCAATTTTCGAAAGATGGGGTGCTTTAACATCTCCTCACCAAAATATTACATTAGAAGATGATTCAGGAAGTATTATTATTGATAGTTCAGATGTTTCTGATGCTACAGCAGATGCCGGCGATAATATTATTTTAGAACGCGGTTTACAAGAAAATGATCATTGGAGAGGTAATCTTAGAATTACACCTGGTTCTTCGGCTAGTCCAGGATTTACTGCGGCTGGTACTTTAGGTGAAAGATTTAGAGTAGATGAATCACTAGCAGGAAAAGTTCAAGCGCAAGAAAGTTCAGCTGGTTCTGCAACAGGGAATGTAGTATTTTCTTGTAATGCTCACGGCATGCCTGTAGATCATCCGATAGTATTTACAGATGGTGGTGGGGCTATTTCTTTACCGGGTGGAGTTACTGCTGGAACTACTTATTATGTTCAAACTGGAGTTGCTAGTGGATTAACACATGGAACAAATGGTGTAGAAAATAACTTTACAATATCCACTACTCGCGGAGCTATTGAAAGTTCCGGGATTGATCAAGTTGTAACAATGGTTGAATGGTCCAGTGGTACTGAAGGAACACCAAGTCCTATGCATTCATTTGTTACTAATACAGCTAATTTTGCTACAGGAGATCATCCAACAGCAAATACTGTACGTGTAACAAATAAAACTTTAGAATGGTGTTCTGGAGCTAATCCGTATAATGATTACCACGGTATCCTTAATAGTCCCTATGTTGATGATCTATCCGATATTAAAGAGTTTATTAAATTAAAAGATGGAACTAATCCAACCATCCAGGAAATGACTCAAAATGATATGGAAGTCAGTGATGATTTTTTCATATCATTAGAAGCTGAATCTGGTTCCCTTCTCATTGATAGCACAGATGGTAGTGCTGATGCCGGCGATAAAATCATATTAGATACTGAAGATTCTGTAATTGAAAGATGTATTCATTATTATACTAGTGCCGCAAATACGGTAGGTTCTTATCATATCGGAACATCTCCGGGTGATTCAGATACCGGTTCTTGGTCTACACGTGAATTTTATAAAGATGAAGTTTTAGCAGGATCTGGAGAAGCAAATACTACTTTTAATCTTTATAGAAAAGAATCTGGTATTACTCGAGGTTGGAGTGGTACAAGATTATTAACAAATGCCAATACAGCTCTCCGCGCTGCAAATAGTGTAACTCATTGGAGTGGTGCTAACACTGATTATATTGCAGTTGGAAATTTTCCACGAGCCGCAACTGATGAAGTAATATATAAACCTCTTTGGCACGATTCTACTGATAATGGTATGAAAGCTTGGCCTTATCCGGCTGGTATTGGTAATGAATTAACAGGTACTGTTAATGATACAGGATTACATTTATATTGGTTTGCCCGGTTATTGAGAACAGATAGAATACCTAATGCAGTAGGCGAATATTCGTTTATAGAAGGTAATGATGCTCCTGGAACAGGCACATGGCAATCAGTCGGAGGATGTTATGAAAGATATACAACGCATGGTGATATAGTATATTCTACAGGTTATGAAGGTATATATTCCGCAGCATATGAAGGAATATATTCTGGAACTTATTCTCAAGGCTTTACAGGTGGATATACATTAACATATGGATCTGGTGGTGAATCTCCTAACCCGCAGGCGTCCTCAGAAGGTCCTACATATTCTGGAACTTATTCTCAAGGGTTTACAGGTGCTTATGCTGCATTCTATTCCAATCAATATGTTGGAGTATATAGTTTTGATTATACAGGTGGAACTATTTTTACCACTATAGATAGAAAAGATTATTCATTTTGGAAAAGAGTGGGATAAATACTATTATTAATATTATGAAAGGTTACAATGGCTGAACAAGAAGAGTGGACTCATGATACAATGATTGAGGCGCTATGGCGAACGCCAGAAAAAAAAGAACTTTCCATCCTTTACGAAAGACAAGATAAATCTAGATATTCCGGACAAGCACCAGAAGGTTCTCGAGAATGGAAGGATTTTTTTCACAAATTTACCCCTGAACAAGTTGATAAATTTTCTGAAGCTAATAGACTTCAACGAGAAATTCAAAATAGAAATAGGGGTCCTAGAATTCAAAAAGAGAAGCACGAAGAAAAACAAAAACTTGAAAGAAGAAAAGCGGCAGATGATTTAGAAACTTTGTTTCGAGCTAAATTAGAAGCTTTTGAAATTCCAGAAGTTAGAGATAGTGAAAATAGAGAATTAAGATCTCGAATTAGAAAATCAAAATCTTTAACTGAAATTTCAGCTTTAGTTGCTTCTCTTATAACTTTATCTATAATTAGAATAACTTTAAGATCTGAAGATCTTTTAGATGAAAGTCCCGCAGAAGAAACTATATCTGATGCGAAAACAATTGAAAATGTAGCCAATAAGGAAATTGGAGATGCGGAGTGACGAAGGATTTTTATTATGTGCGTCTAATTTTAAACCATATCACACAGCTGCCCAACAATTAGCTGATAGTCTGAGAGAATTTGCTCCAGATCATCCCATAGTTTTATATACCGAAGATAAATGGGTATCTGATCCTGGCAACCATATATTCGATGAGGTTCACGGAGGGATGCCTCCTTCTAATAGAGCTAAATTATTAGCTTTACAACATACCCCTTTTGATCTTACATGTTATCTTGACGCGGACATGGTATGCGTTAATCCTAGAGCCCCTGAAGTATTTAAAGGAATAAAAGATGGATATGATATGGCATGGACGAAAATTAGAACATATGCTGCAGCTGCAACATGGTGGGATAAAAATAATTTAAAAGTACCTCACGGTGGAATGTGTTTATATAGGAAATCTGATAGAATGATTTCTTTTATGAAACAATGGTGGGATAATTGGTTATGGAAAAGACATCATGATTGGGATTTAAGATGGGATGGTAAATACCCTTATTGGGAAACAAGAGGATGGGATCAATTTCCTTTACATTTGATGTTGGGAGTAATAAGAAAAGATGATCCGTGGTATCGTCCAGATATTAAATGGCATTGGATATTCGGAGGAGATCCACCATGCACTCCTCAAACAGATGATTGGTATACTGGAGAAGATGCTAAATGGAATTGGATAATTGGATATCATCCAGAAAGAGAAAACATAAGTAGAGACGAAATTATATTTCACGATTATTCTTGTTTATTATTTAAAAGACAATATCAAAATGGCCGAGAATGAACCATATAGAACATATTTCAAAATATTGTAATGATTCTGAAATTTTAGACATTCTTCAAAATTTAGGAGAATATCTTAATAGTTTGGAAGAAGATAAAATACGAATAGGTGCTAGGAGAGAAAATAGGCCTCATTGGAAAGAAGCAATCAGTGATGATTATTTGGCTGAATATAAAAAACTACTTAGACCTGGTCCACCATGGCATCAAAAAATACATGACTTAATGTTAGATTTAGAATCAAGAAATAGACATAGAAAAATTGCAGACTTATGTGCTAGTTTAGGTAAAAGAATAGGCGCTAGAAAACAAGCTTTAAGTTCTATATATCCTGCAGAAGGTTATTTGGGGTGGCATACTAACGCCGATGTGCCGGGAAGAAATTTAATATTTACTTGGTCAAAAACGGGTAAAGGTATGTTTAGATATAAAAGATATATCCCAGAAGGTGAAATGTTAAAATATGATATTCCGGATCACATTGGTTGGAATGTAAAGTCGTTTGATTGGTTCGGGCATAAAGAAGTTTCTCGTACTGGTTATACTTGGCACTGCGCCGGCGCTGAAGATCTTCGATGCACTATTGCATTTGTAATTCATAGTAATACAATGTCTGATATGCTTTTAGAAGAAGATTTTAATTTACATTCTTGGAGCGAAGGTTGTTTTATAGCCGGAGATAAAAATGATAAATCTGAATGGTGGGAAGGGATTAAAGAAGAAATTACAACAATGAAAATAAGACCGCAAATAAAAGAAAATTTAGCAGTAGGTCCCGCTGGTGTCCATAATATCAAAAACTAATTCTCCAATTATTAGACCACCAAATTATATAAGAGTTCCTTCTAAGTGGTTTAAAAATAATGCTGAAAAAATTATTAATGAATTAGATGAAAAAGCTGTCCCTGGTACGACTGTAAATAATAATATAAGTGCTAGAGTATCTGATGTATTTTTATGGGATATTTGGAAACTTAATTTAACAGATTTACAAAAAGTAATAATTTATAAGCTTAAAGAAATTTTTATAGAAGAAAATAAAAGATATAATTTTGATTTAGATTATTCATCTATTAATGTCCAATATACAAAATATCTAGAAGGGGGATATTATATATGGCATACTGATGATGATTTCGGCTCAGTAAATAAAAAACATCAAAATGTAAGAAAATTATCTATTACAACACCGTTAAATGTAGGATCATTTGAAGGAGGAGATTTACAAATAATCTTAAATAATCAAGAAGAACCACGAACAATGCGGTTTGAATACGGTGATATTGTAATATTCCCTAGTTATACCCAACATCAAATTACGCCAGTTACCAAAGGAATTCGATATTCTTTAGTATCTTGGATCTCAGGACCGCCGTGGAGATAAATACAATATATAAAACTAATCAATTTGTAGGAATCTTATTATGGCAAAACCTCAAACCCGTACACAACTTAAAGATTATTGTCTTAGACAATTAGGCCATCCTGTCGTTGAAATTAATGTAGATGATGATCAATTGGAGGATAGGTTAGATGAAGCTATTCAAGTCTATAATGATTATCATTATGATGGGTCTGAAAAACTTTACTTAAAACATCAAGTCACAGCATCAGATAAAACTAATGAATATCTTACTGTGGGCGATGAAATGATTAGTATTATTAAAGTTTTTCCTATAGATTCATCTACCGGAAACATTAATATGTTTGATATAAGGTATCAATTAAGATTAAATGATATCTTTGATTTAAGTAAACAACAGCTTACCGGTTACACTTTGGCAATGCAACATTTAGATTTAATAGAAAATCTTTTTAATCAATCACCATCATTTAGATTTAATAGACATACAAATAAATTATATCTCGATATTGATTGGGATACAGAATTAACTGTTGGTAAATATTTAATGTTTGAAGTTTATAGAAGATTAGATCCTGAAACTTATACAGAAGCTTATAATGATATGTGGTTAAAGAAATATACAACATCATTATTTAAAAGACAATGGGGATCTAATTTAATAAAATTTGAAGGTTTACAATTACCTGGCGGAACTACTTTAAATGGTAGACAAATTTATGATGATGCAGTAACGGAATTGCAAATGTTAGATGATGAAATCTTTACGAAGTATCAATTACCTGATGATTTTATGACAGGGTAATATGAAATCATTTCGAGAATTTATAGCTGAAGCGATTAAGTTGCCTATAGAAGTAGGTGATGTAGTTTTGGGTGGTAAATTTAAAAATAAAAGAATAGTAGTAAAAGATATTGGTGAAAATGAAAAAGGTGATATTACTATTAATGGCAAACCAATTTTAAGAATCAGAATAACGGGCGAAAAAGAAAAACATGGCGCTGAATAATTACTTTTCACATCGCGATCACGTAAATGAACAAAACCTTCATGAAGATTTGATAGTTGAATCTATTCAAATTTTCGGGCATGAAGTTTCTTATTTACCTAGAAAATTAAATAATGTAGATAATATTTTCGGTGAGGATCCGACTTCATCTTTTGAATCGGCTTATCCGGTAGAAATGTATATTAAAAGTTTAGATGGATTTGAAGGAGAAGGTGCCTTTATTGGTAGATTTGGTTTAGAAATTCGAGAGCAAGTAACCTTCACTATCGCAAGACGCACTTGGAAGGGTTTAGGTCTTTCGATAAGGCCACTCGAGGGAGATCTAATTTGGTTCCCTACAGCTTCGAAAATGTTTGAAATACAATTCGTTGAACATCAGGCTATTTTTTATCAATTAGGAAATTTACCTGTTTTTGATTTATCTTGTGAATTCTTTGAATATAGTGGTGAAGATATTGATACTGGTGTTGAAGAAATAGATCAAGTAGAAGTGGAAAACGCTTATTCAGTAGATTATTTTTATACAGATGCCTCAGGGATATTTACAGAAGACGAAGCTATAGTTGGAGCTCAATCTGGGGCCTCGGCCGAAGTGTTACAATTATCAACACAAGATGATAATTATATTATAAAGGTTACAAATATAGTAGGATCATTTACAAATGGTGAAACAATAACAGGACAATCATCCGGTGTAACAGCAAAAATGAGTAGTGTAATAAAAGAATTTGCACAAACTAATGATCAATCAAAGAACGAAGTAATTCAAACCACAGCAAATGGTATTATTGATTTCAGCGAAGGAAATCCATTTAGTGAAGGATCATTTTAATGATAGGACAATATTGGTATCATGGCTTAGTAAGAAAATACGTAGCTGTGTTCGGAACACTTTTCAATGATATAAACATTCAAAGAAGAAATAGTTCTGGCAATGTAATAGAGACAATAAAAGTACCCCTAGCTTACGGACCTAAACAAAAATTTTTGACAAGGATTTCCGGAGATGCAAATTTAGATAAAAAGGTGGGGATGCAATTGCCGAGGATGGGCTTCGATATGACTTCAATGTCTTATAGTCCCGAGAGAATGTTGCATCCCCTTCATAATAGAACAAGTAGATATAAAGGAGAAACTGGAGTTGTTAAAAGCCCGGTACCATATGACTTCGCATTTGCCCTA